GACGCTTTAAACGAATTCTATAGACAGTTTCCTAGAACTGAAGAACACGCTTTCAGAGACGAAACTAAAAATAGTATATTTAATTTAACTAAGATATACGAGCAAATAGATTACAACGAAGAAACTGTTGATTTAAATGTTGGTAATTTTCAGTGGTTAAATGGAGTAAAAGATACTAAGGTAATGTTTTTACCAAATCAAAAAGGTAGATTCAAAGTGAACTGGGTGCCACCAGTACATATTCAAAACAAAATGGTATTGAAGAACGGTGTAAAACACCCTGGAAACGAGCACATAGGAGCGTTTGGGTGTGACTCTTACGATATATCCGGCACAGTAGATGGTAGAGGTTCTAAAGGTTCTTTACATGGACTTACAAAGTTTAGTATGGAAGACGCACCAGCTAATGAGTTTTTCTTAGAATACATAGCAAGGCCTCAAACTGCCGAAATGTTCTTTGAAGACGTACTTATGGCTTGCATATTTTATGGCATGCCAATATTAGCAGAGAATAACAAGCCAAGATTACTTTATTATTTTAAAAGAAGAGGTTACAGAGGCTTCTCAATGAATAGGCCAGATAAAGTATGGAATAAATTATCTGTAACAGAAAGAGAGATTGGTGGAATGCCAAACTCAAGCGAAGACATAAAGCAAGCTCACGCAGCTGCTATAGAAATGTATATCAACGATCACGTTGGAGAAACAAGCCAAGGCTTTGGGTCAATGCCATTCAACGATACTTTAAATGATTGGGCAAAGTTTGACATAACTAAAAGAACAAAATTTGATGCATCTATTAGCTCTGGCCTAGCGATTATGGCTTGCAATAGGCATTTGTATTCACCAAAGCAAAACATGGAGAGAAAAAAATTAAACTTAAGTATAGCCAAATATAAAAATAAAGGCTTTAATTCAAAACTAATAGAAAGATAATATGGCTGAGTCAGTTACATCGCATTATTTTCCTAGTCAAGTTGTTAGTGACATAGAGAAAGTCTCGAAAGAGTATGGACTTAAAGTTGGTAAAGCTATTGAGTACGAGTGGTTCAAAAGAGACACTGGTACAAATAGATTTGCTAGCAATCAAAACAACTTCCACAAACTACGTTTGTACGCTAGAGGAGAACAATCAATACAAAAATATAAAGATGAGTTGTCGATTAACGGCGATTTAAGTTACTTAAACTTAGACTGGAAGCCTATTCCTATTATACCTAAATTCGTTGACATAGTAGTTAACGGAATATCAGAAAGAACATTTGATATAAAAGCATATTCACAAGATCCATATGGAGTTTCTAAAAGAACTAAATATATGGAGGATATAATTGCGGATATGAAAACTAGAGATCTTAACGAGTTTGCTCAAGAAGCTTTTGGTGTTACTATAGCAAGTACTCCTCCGGAGCAACTACCAGACAGCGAAGAAGAGCTTCAGTTACACATGCAGCTAAACTACAAGCAGGCTGTAGAAATAGCTGAAGAACAAGCTATAAACACTATATTAGAAGGTAACAGATACGAGCTTATAAAGAAAAGGGTTAATTATGACCTAACTGTAATAGGTATAGGTGCTGTAAAAAATACATTTACAAAATCTGAAGGAGTTAAAGTAGAATATGTTGATCCAGCTAATATTGTTTATTCGTACACTGAGTCACCATACTTTGATGATATATACTATATAGGTGAAATTAAAACAGTACCTATAAACGAGCTTAAAAAAGAGTTTCCAGATCTAACTAACGAAGATCTAGAGAAAATAGGTAAGCAAGGTTATCAGTCTACAGGTTTCTACAATAGAAGTCTAGCTGAGTCAACTAACTTAGATAGAAATCAAGTTCAAGTATTATACTTTAATTTTAAGACTTACGCGAACGAAGTATACAAAGTAAAAGAAACAGCTACAGGCGCTAGCAAGGTAATAGTTAAAGACGATCAATTTAATCCACCTAACGAAGTGCTAGAGGAGAGGTTTGGTAAAATGTCTAAGCAAATAGAGGTTTTATACGAAGGAGCTTTAGTTTTAGGTACTAGTCAGCTATTAAAGTGGGAGTTAGCTAAGAACATGATGAGACCTAAAAGTGATTACACTAAGGTTAAAATGAACTATTCAGTAGTAGCTCCTAGAATGTATAAAGGTAAGATTGAGTCTTTAGTTAGTAGAACAACTACTTTCGCTGACATGATACAGCTTACACATTTAAAGCTGCAACAAGTAATGTCACGTATGATACCTGATGGTATATACTTGGACGCTGATGGCTTAGCTGAAATAGATTTAGGTAACGGAACAAACTACAACCCGCAAGAAGCTTTAAACATGTTCTTCCAAACAGGTAGTATAATTGGTAGATCAATGACTGCTGATGGAGACATGAATCCAGGTAAAGTACCTATTCAAGAGATACAGAGCGGCTCAGGAGGAGCTAAATTAGCTTCACTGATACAAACATACAACTACTACCTTCAAATGATCAGAGATGTCACCGGATTGAACGAGGCGCGTGATGGTAGTACACCTGATAAAAATGCCTTAGTAGGTATACAAAAAATGGCAGCAGCAAATTCAAACACTGCTACTAGGCATATACTGCAAAGTGGTTTGTTCTTAACAGCTGAGTTGTCAGAGTGTATATCTCTAAGGATATCTGATATTATAGAGTACTCACCAACTAAAGATGCTTTTATACAAAAGATAGGTGGTCACAATGTAGCTACGTTAAAAGAGATGGGTGATTTGCACTTGTATGATTTTGGTATATTTATAGAGCTAGCACCAGATGATGAGCAAAAGCAAATGCTTGAAAACAATATTCAAGTAGCGTTGTCTAAAAACGGTATAGAGCTAGAAGATGCTATAGATGTTAGAGAGATTAAAAACATAAAGCTAGCTAATCAAGTATTAAAAATACGAAGAAAAAAGAAGGCGCAGCAAGATCAGTTGATGCAGCAACAAAATATTCAAGCTCAAGCGCAAGCAAACGCACAGGCGCAGCAAGTTGCAGCCCAAGCAGAAATGCAGAAAAATCAAGCAATGGCTCAAACTACAATTCAAGTAGATCAAAGCAAGATGCAGATGGAAATGCAGAAAATGCAGCAAGAAGCTATGCTTAAGAAAGAGCTTATGAATCACGAGTTTCAGTTGAACATGCAGATTAAGCAAATGGAAACTGAGATACTAAAAGAAAGAGAATCGCAAAAAGAAGATCGTAAAGATGAAAGAACTAAAATTCAAGCTACACAACAGTCTGAATTAATAGATCAAAGAAAAAAAGAAAGTCCACCTAAAAACTTCGAGTCATCGGGTAATGATATAATGGGTGGCGGTTTTGGATTAAATGCTTTTGATCCAAGATAACACAAAACTATACAATTTTATAATATTTTATTATGGCTAAAAAAAAGAAAGTCGAAGCGGTCGAAGAGATCGTTGACGTAAAACAAGAAGAGGTTGTTGAAGAAGCGCCTCAAACAGAAGAACCTAAAGTGAAGAACGAAGTTCTTGAAGACGGTACTATTAAGGTGGATCTAAGACAAAATAACGAAGCAGATACAAAAGTAGACGATGACGTTGTGAAAGTAGAGATACCATCTAGCGCTACAGAAGAACCTGCAGAAGAGATTACAGAAGAACCTGTAGCGGAAGAACCTGTAGAGGAGATGATAGCTTTAGAGGAGGTAACAGAAGAAGAGGTTGTAGAAAAACTAGAAGATGATATAGAAGAAGCTATAGAAAAAGCTGAAGAAGAAGGTACTAGGCTTCCTGAAAATATACAGAAGGTAGTTGACTTTATGGATGAAACTGGAGGAACTTTAGAAGATTATGTTGAATTAAATAAAGATTACTCAAAAATGAGTGATAATGATTTATTGAGCGAGTACTTTAAGCAAACTAAACCTCACTTAACAGACGAAGAAAGATCTTTTGTAATGGAAGACCTTTATTCCTACGATGAAGAACTCGATGAAGAGCGAGATATAAAAAGAAAGAAATTGGCATTAAAAGAGCAAGTTGCAAATGCTAAAAACCACCTAGACGGGTTAAAGTCTAAATATTACGATGAAATCAAAGCTGGTTCTAGGTTGAACCCGGAACAACAAAAGGCTATGGATTTCTTCAACCGTTACAACAAAAATCAGACAGTAGCTGAAGACAACGCTAAGTTTTTTAAACGCAAGACTAATGAAGTTTTCTCTGATGGATTCAAAGGTTTTGAATACAATGTAGGAGACAAAAGATTTAGATTGAATGTTAAAGATACAGACAGTGTTAAAGACAACCAAATGGACATTGGAAATTTTGTAAACAAGTTCCTTAACAAGGAAACTAGTAAAATTGAAGATGCTAAAGGTTATCACAAGTCTTTGTTTACTGCAATGAATCCAGATGTAGTAGCTAATCATTTTTATCAACAAGGAAAAGCGGATGCTTTAAAAGAAAGTATGTCTAAGGCAAAAAATGTCGACATGTCACCTAGAGGTACTTTAGCAAACGAAAACATTCCTGGTGGTATGAAAGTTAGAGCTGTACCGTCTGGAGAGTCATCTTCTGATTTTAAAATTAAAATTGGTCAAAACAGATCAACAAACAGAATTACTTAAACTTTTAAAAATTAAAAAACAAAATTATGGCAATTAATAATACGGGTGCTGTTTTAAAACACGTAACCCCAAGACCTACTAAAGACCTTTTTGGAGACAACTACTTGTCTTTCAACGGAGGCAGCACAGCAGGAGACACTAACTCATTTGCAGCTCAATTCTTACCAGAAATCTATGAGAAAGAAGTTGAAAGATACGGAAAACGTACAATCAACGGATTCTTAAGAATGGTTGGAGCTGAGATGCCTTTGGCTTCAGATCAAGTTATTTGGTCAGAGCAAGGAAGACTACACGTGGCATACGATGCTGCTGAATCTGGAGCTGATACAGTTCAAGTTAACAGCGCAACTGGTAACACTATCACTCTTCCAGCTGCTCACTTAGTTAAAATTCATGACACAATTATCGTGTCTAATGCTCTTAGCACAAAAGTACTTAAATGTCTTGTTACAGCAGTTACAAACACAGGTGTAACTGTAAAACCCTACACTCAAGCTACACTAGCTACTTCTGGTAGTGCTGCTTTCGCTAATGGCGAAGACCTTAAGCTTTTTGTGTATGGTACTGAGTACACGAAAGGATCTTCTGGAATCACAGGTTCTATAGACGCTTCTTTTCAACAGTTCTCAAATCGACCAGTTATCATGCGTGACAGATACCAAGTTAATGGTTCTGACACTGCTCAAATCGGTTGGGTTGAAGTAACTACTGAAAATGGTGCTTCTGGCTACCTATGGTACTTAAAGTCTGAGCACGAAGCTCGTTTACGTTTTGAAGACCAAATTGAAATGATGATGGTTGAAGGCGAAAAAGCTGCTCAAACAATGGGAACTAATTTCTTAAATGTACAAGGAACAGAAGGTTTATTCGCTGCTGTAGAAGCAAGAGGTGTGGTTTATAGCGGTACAGATTTTGATACTTACAGAACTGGAGCTTCAAGTGCAACTGGTGTACAGTTCAGCCATACTGGCCTTGACACTTTTGATACTATACTACAAGAGTTAGACAAGCAAGGTGCTATTGAAGAAAACATGATGTTCTTAGACAGAGCTACAACTCTAGAAATTGACAAAATGTTAGCTTCTCAAAATGCATACCAGGTTGGTGGTACTTCTTATGGAGTATTCAACAACTCTGAAGATATGGCTTTAAATTTAGGTTTCTCTGGATTCAGACGAGGTTCTTACGACTTCTACAAGTCTGACTGGAAATACTTAAATGATTCTACTACTAGAGGATTAATCGGAGACATTGAAGGTTTGATGGTACCTGCTGGTACTTCTACCGTTTACGATCAGTCTTTGGGTAAAAACATATCTAGACCTTTCTTACACGTACGTTACCGAGCTTCAGAAGCTGATGACAGAAAAATGAAATCTTGGATCACTGGATCTGTAGGTGGAAACTATACATCTGATGCAGACGAAATGGTAGTAAACTTCTTGTCAGAAAGATGTCTATGTGTACAAGCCGCGAATAACTTCGTATTGCTTAAAGCATAAACAATAATTAATGTAAATAATTACCCTCGTTTAAATAACGAGGGTAATATTTACCCTTTTAAAATTTTTAAATTATATTATATCATGAAAATAACAAAACCCAAAAATTGGGAAATCAAAGATCGAGTCTACGTACTCAACAACGAAGCTGCCCCTGTAGCTTTAGTAATATCGTCTAAACATAGTAGAAGAAAACCTATGTTATGGTTCGACGAAGAAACTGGAACACAAAGAGAACTAAGATACGCTACTAATCAAAACTCGCCTATAGTAGACGAACAGAGAGGGCAAGCCACTTTAGGCCATATTGTATTTAGAAACGGACAACTTAACGTGCCTAAAGAAAATCAAGCATTACAATTAATGCTTTCATTATATCACCCAAAGCGTGATATAACGTACTCAGAGTTTGAACCTCAAGTTATAGCTGATAACCAAGTGGATTGGATAGAGTTAGAGATAGAGGCGTTGAACTTAGCGCAGAGTCTAGATATAGATGCAGCAGAAGCTATACTTAGAGTAGAGCAAGGTTCCAAGGTATCTAAGATGAGTTCTAAAGAAATAAAAAGAGATATACTAGTGTATGCTAGAAGCAATCCTCAAGCATTCATAGAACTAGCGCAAGACGATAATGTTCAACTAAGAAACATTGGAGTCAAAGCCGTTGAGGCAAATATTATAAAACTAGCTGACAACAACAGAACGTTTAAGTGGGCTAGTAACGGTAGAAAATTATTCACCGTACCATTTGAAGAACAACCCTACTCTGCATTAGCCGCATGGTTTAAAACAGATGAAGGTGTTGAAGTATTCAATGCTATTGAAAAGAAACTAAATTAATAGTCACTTATAGGATGTGGTCATCTGTATAGGTGGCCACAAACTATATAAAAAGAAATTATGGCAGTAAATATAAATACAGTTTATCTAAGAGTTTTAGCTATAGCCAACAAAGAGCAAAGGGGCTATATAACTCCGCAAGAATTTAATACGCTTGCTAATCAAGCTCAGTTAGATATATTCGAGCAGTATTTTTATGATCTTAATCAGTTTTTAAGATTACCAGGCAATGACACAATTCACGCCGATCCTGTCGATATGCTCGAAGAAAAAATAGAAAAGTTTTCTATATTTAACGCACCTGCAACAAATGCTAACTTAGATGTACTTCAAGTTTACAGACTTGGAGCTGTTTTTGCTAGAGTTTCTA